CTGCACGGTTGTCGCCCGCCCCATTGGGGGGCGGCACCGCCTGCTGAAACTATTTAGGCACGATCCTGCTGAATTCTTGCGACTTCACAAAAACACGCTCGACAATATCAAGCGTTATAACTCTTACCTTAAGCGCGCAGACCGCAAGGACCGGCGAACTGCCGACAAGGCAAATTTGGAGCGGCATAAAGACCGTGAGCGCCTATTCGAAATGATAATGGAACAAAACAGCAAATAATAGCATGAAAACAATAGAAGTATTTAATCTCGGCGGACTTCCAACCGCACCCTTAGATGCGTTTAACGAACTTCAGGAGGACTTTAAGAAATCAGATTCCGACAAATTATCAAAGCTACAGATGCTGATAATAACGCGCGGGTTCAAATATTCGTTCAAGGTGTGGAAGGACGAGAATGGAAAGCTATGGATTATCGATGCGCACCAGCGAAAAAAGGCTTTGACCGCCCTACGTAAGTCTGGTTTTGAAATACCCGAAATCCCTTACGAGGAAATACAAGCCGTCGACAGGCGTGAGGCAGTGGAAGAAATAGCCGCCTATAACTCCGAGTTTGCACAAAAGAATCCCGACACTATTTTGTTCGAAAAATACAAGATAGGCGGTGATACACTAGAACTGTTCAATCTTGGTTACGAAGTGAAAAAGCACGATTTCAAGGTGGATGCAGACAATATGTTCGGCCAAGAAAAAGAAGTGGCAGAAATTAAGGAAGACGAAGCCCTAGTCGATGCGGACATGGCCGACGACAAGTGCTTCGCCAAGCCAGGTGACCTTTTCCTCCTTGGCGAGAATAGATTGCTGTGCGGTGATTGTCGCTCGAAGAAAGATGTGGTAACCCTGATGGGTGGCCGCTGCGCGGACATGATCCTGACCGACCCTCCATATAATGTGGCATACGAAGGGGGCACTGAAGAGAAAATGAAGATTGAAAACGACTCGATGGAAAATGACTTATTCGCACAGTTCCTCAAGTCGGTATTCGAGAACATGTATGCTGTACTAAAGCCGGGTGGCTCATTCTACGTTTTTCATGCCGATTCGGAAGGTGAGAACTTCCGTAAGGCCATTCGTGAGGCGAACTTCAAAATAGCCCAGTGTTGCATTTGGGTGAAAGATACGCTGGTCATGGGGCGGCAAGACTATCAGTGGCAGCATGAACCATGTCTGTATGGCTGGAAACTCGGTGCTGCACACTATTGGAACTCGAACCGGAAGCAGACGACGATATGGAGATTCGACAAACCGCGCGCGAACCGTATCCATCCGACGATGAAACCTGTGGCGTTAATGGCTTATCCCATTTGTAACAGCACGAGGAATGGAGAGATTGTTGTCGACCTTTTCTCAGGCTCGGGTTCGACGATAATGGCATGTCAGCAGACCGACAGAATCGGCTACGCCATGGAGATTGACCCCAAGTATGTGGCTGCGTCGGTCCTGAGGTTCAAGGCTATGTTTCCCCAGGCAGATATACGATTGGAACGGGATGGGGTTCTTTTGAGTTCGGAAGAAACAGCTAACGTAATTGGAAATGCAGGATGAACTTTCAAAATCAGGCTACACCCTGTCGGAAGAGTATATACCACAGGTGCGCACGTTCGGGGCGTTAGGCTACACCCCAGAGCGCATTTGTAAGTTGTTGGGGTTAAAGGAAAACAAGCGTGTAGAACTTCTCCTGCGGATGGAAATAACCGGTGACACCTATTGTGAAGCTTACAGGCAGGGCAAGGCACTAGGCGAATATAATATCGATGCCGAGCTGGCCAAGAAGGCGGAGGATGGAGACATTGAATCCATCAAGCTGCTAGAGGCTCGCAAGAATGAGCGTGTTGAAAAAGACCTACGCAATGAATTATTTGGAATATGAAGAGCAAGATAGACAGATTGGATGCGATACATCCTGATCTTATATCCGCATTCCTTACGGGCGGAAAGGGCGAGGGTATTCCTATTGACATACAAATATTTCTAAAGCAGCTACAATGGGCGGCCGAAATATACGAGTATGAGCGGAATATCACCCGCGCAGCGCGGAAACTTCGTCTACGCATCAATGCCGAGCAGGGCGAGAGGATAGAAGATCGCACATGTATGTCACGGATATACCAGGCGATAAACTATTTCAACGTTGACTGCAATGTGCCTATAAAGGTTTGGGAGAACAATTTCGCCAACAAGTACGAGGACTTGGCTAAGATATGTGCAGTCCAGCGTGATTACAAGTCGCAAAAGGCTTGCTACGATGCAGCCTTGGAGTGTCGCCGACGTGCGTCGGAAGTAGCGGAAGCGGATAGAGGCTTAGGCGTGACCTTCATTCTCTCGCCCGAGATAACGGCCGAAGAGATGGGATTTGCTAAGCGTAACCTTAAGGAGATTGCAGCCAAGCACAATCGCGGGTTCTACATCAATTTGATAGAAAACTTGCCGTTGGAAAAGGCCGAGAAGAAGCGTCTCTTGCGTGATGCAGATATTGATGATGCTGAAATAATACAGGAAATTGACAATGATTGAACAACACGATGACCTCGCCGCAGAGTTCGAACTCTATTACATGAATAGCGTGCAGATGCTGGCCAGCATTATCGATCCCAATATGCTGTATGCGGAATGGGGACGGGCCACGGGCAAGACTGAGGGCGTGATGGGTCCGCGCCTGATACGTGTGGCCAACGACATGCCGGGCGAACTGTCGTTCCTCGTGCATAAGACATACGTGGCTTTGATGACTAACGTATGGCCGAACATCCAGGCATACTTTTCTCGCCCGGTAATAGTGAACGGCCGTCAGCGTGCGATGCTGGAATATGGCGTGGATTATGTCGTTGGCGAAACGCGGCTGCCTTCACATTTCCGATTGCCACGCTATCCTGTTTCTTACGCCAAACACTCGGTCATTTTTCGAAACGGCGCACATCTGCAATTGGTGAGCAGCGACCAGCCCGAGAGTGTGGCCGGACGAAACGCCGTGCATGCCTTCATCGAGGAGATGAAGCACAACTCGGGCGAGAAACTCAAGTCACGCTTGTTCCCGTCGCTGCGTGGCGGCTCGGCCGAGATACGCAAGTCGGCCTATTATGAGGGTGTGACTGGCGTGAGTGACACGGCGCGCGTGGACCTGGGCGAGGACGATTGGTTTGAGGATTACGAACAGGGAATGAACCGTGAACTGATTGAGGAGATAGCATCCGTGTCGTTGGCCGTGAACAAGTCGCTCTATCGGCAGTTCGTCTTAAACCGAGAATTGCGTGAAACGAAGGATCCTGTTTCCATGGAAAAGATTAGGTTGGAACAACAGCAGTTGGCTGCCTTTCTTGCGCGATGGAAACCGCGACTGGCCGACATGCGTCGCAATGCCGTATATTATATCCGCGCTTCGAGTTTTCGTAACAAGGATATCTTAGGTCCGAAGTTCTTCAAGACGCAGCTCGACACGTTAAATATGGACGAGTTCCTTACTGCCATCTGTGGTGTCCGACATAAGGAGGTGACCAATAAGTTCTTCGCGGCATACGATAAAGCAAGACATCAGTTTAAAGACAGCTATATTTATGACGCGATCCTTAGTCACGACCTTAAGGATAAGTTTTTGCTTACAGCCAGGTATTTGCGACATTATGACCGCCGTGAACCGCTGTATGTGGGATACGACCCAGGGGCGTTCTCTTCCATGATTGTTGGGCAGAAAAAAGACTTTGGAAGACAGTTGGACATCATCAAGGAATTCTGGGCATATTACCCTGAAGAGCAAGAGAGTTTGGCGCAACAGTTCTACCAGTTCTTCGGGGCTGATGCGGTGAACAAGGTGGTGCACCTTTATCCCGACCGTGCAGGTAACAAGCGGCGTGAAGAACTGGAACAGATTACCACGGATAGTCGTGCGTTGAAGGCTGCGCTTGAGGGGTATGGTTTTTCGGTTATACTCCATAATGAGGGAGCGGCCACCATATATCATTGGCAGCAGTTCAAGCTTTGCATGATGCTCTTTGGCGAACAGCGTAATTTCTTGCCTCGTGTGCGCATCGACGAGAACGAATGCAAGAATTTGTGCAGCGCAATCTTGATTAGCCCGCTTGTTAAGAAGGGCAACTCGATAGAACTGGATAAGAGTTCCGAAAAAAAAGAGCCGTTGAAAAGACAAGCAGGCCTGACAACACAATTGCCTAGTGCCATGATATACCTGCTTTATGGTCTTTATGGTGACATTGCCAAAAGTGATTTGAGTACATTCCCAACCGATTTACCAGATAACACCGCCATTTGATGGCGCACCGACGAGCGTTAAGCTAGAGTTATACTCGCAAAAAGGGTATAAACGGCGGCTTAACGCTTTTTTCGTATTGGAAAGGGGGTAATTTGGAGCGAATAAGTGAACGTGGAGCAAGCAATAATTTTGCTGCGCGGGGCAATATCGAACATCTTTTACACGACTGTAAAACCTAACTTGTTGTGTTTCAACGGAAAAGTAAGCGACCAAATGAAAAACGAAAATGACAAAAGGGGAAAAACACCACGCACCGCTGAGTTTGCCATTTTCGGTGCACCCCCCCAAAAAAATCGGAAATCTGAGGGGAGGGGGTAGGGGCGGTCCTTTGCGCGCATGCGTTCATACGTTACTTTTGCGGCATGAACACAAGTTTCGAGATGCTTGGTACCGATGCACTGCAATGGGCAAGGGAGATTAGCAAGCTGCCCGAGGGGCACTTCACGCTGTGCTTCTTTCCATACAGCCGTAGCCGTGGCAAGGCGGGGGCGAGGCTGGTGGTGAAAGAAAGGTGCAAGTGGCGCACGCAACTTCCCGACGAACGCTTTGCCGCTTCCGCTGAGAACTATTTGCTCTTCAGCGACTCCGAAGGCAATCCGAAAATGTGTTATCGTATATTGGTGCGATATATGGCTTTTCCCAACGATGGATATAAACTTCACAAGATAAACTGGTTATGACAGACAATATCGAACTCTACGGCAACGCCGGCCTTTACGTCAATGACGGCAATGCCATCTCTTTCCAAGTGGGTGAAGGTGAACAGCTTTTCTCACTTCCATCTATTGCCGTTGCCGATGGTGAGCAGCTGCCGTACAACGAGAAAGTATGGTTGGGCGTGAACGGCTACCAAGTGTGTGCCCGAGGACGTAACAACGCACAATGCGAAGACGTGGCGAGGGAGATAAAGCGGAACCGCATATTGCCACGCCTATATCGTAAGCAGGTTAAGATGCTCTATGGCCATGGGCCAATGACCTATCGCTATGCAATGAAAGGGGGAAAGTTGCGCCGTGAATACGTGAGTGTGCCGGAGGTGGATAATTGGTTGAACTCATGGCAGGGCAATGGAATGGCCAGCGTTCAAGAATTTAGTAAGGCCTGCATCATCAATTATTATTACTTCGGCGACTTCTTCGTTAAGTGGAGGTTCGCGCGGGGCAAGCGATTGGGCATGATGCCCGTGGCTGGTCTTGAAGCGATGGAAAATACGCAATGTCGACTGGCCACCACACATCAGGATATGGCGCGAGAACTGATACAATATTCGGACTTCCGTCACGTAGCCGTTGGTCGTTGGGCATACGGAATCGGCTCTTATAGGATATATCCGAAGTTCAACCTTTCAGAAGTCGATAACTACCAGTTTGCCGCCATTTCCCATCATAGGGAGACCTCGATAGATGAGTTCTATGGAACCAATGAAACTCATCAAGGCTCGCGCCCCTACATTCAGGGTAGCAACAAAACGCCAATATATATCAATTCGTTCTTGCGAAATTCCCTTGCTGCAAAGATACACATCATCATTCCTAACGCTTGGGTGGAAAGCAAGCGTAATCAGATACAGAGATTATGTGAAGAGAATAAGACACGCAAGGCGAAAAAGCAAGAGTTGATAAGATACAACGGGATAGATATCGGTACAGAAATGCATGAGAGCGTGCTTGTGCAATATATCCGCGAAGAGTTGCGCAAGTTTAGTTGTTACCTTAGTGGAGAACATAATCAAGGTAAGGCCTACTCCACATTCTCGTTTACGGATGCGCAAGGGCATGAGCAGCAATGGAAGATTGAGACAGTGGACTTACGTTATAAGGAATACATCGATGCACTGATTGCCTACGACAAGCGAGCCGAGCAGGCTCTTTTGGCAAGCGTAGGGCTTGACGCCTCCATATCGGCCATCGATAAGGAGGGTGTAATCAGCAAGTCGGGCAGTGACGCCTACTACAACTACCTTATATATATAATGTCCCTTACCCCGGAAGACGAAATATGCAGCGAACCTCTAAACTGGGCCTTGCAAGTGAACTTCCCACAGCTATATGCAAATGGTCTGCGGATAGGTTTCTACCGAGAGGTCCCACAACGCCAGGAAGATATCGCTCCGAAAGACAGACTTAACAACCAGCAATCATGAATGTCATAGAAGAACTATTTGGTAACTTGGCCACTTTTGTTGAATATGCCCCTGGGGTAGACACCAATAAGGCCATGGTCGACTATCTGCCTTCGGCAAGGTCGGCGCGCAAGAACATCGAGTCGATAATATCGTCTGCCGTGTATGTAGCTATTGTTAAAAGTCAACAGGGCGATATGCTCGATGCGCTAAGGGCTGCCATGGCAAATCGGACGTTGGCTGCTCAACTGGTCTTCGATTCGATTTCGCGGCGTAAAGCGGGGACAGACATATATAAGTACGAAATAGAGGGTATGCAACGCGCTTACATGGAGAACTATTTCGCCGCGATGGACCATCTCATCCAACAACTGATGCAGGGTGAGCTTAAGGAAGGCTCGCCGGCAAAACTATGGAAAAGTGCGCGATATTCTCGACTGCTCGACGAATGCCAGCTACGTTCGGCCGACGAATTCGACTTGATATATCCTATCGACCTGTCTTATCTCTTTTTCTTTAGAACCGTACCGCTACAGAAAGAATGCCTGGATGAACGCTTAGCCGCTTACTTCGCTAAGGCCAAGGATAAGGAAAGCATACTACCAATGCTGCGCCTCGCTCTAGCAAAAAAAACCGTAGCTAAGGCGTTAAGGCGTTTTGATATTCTTGAGTTCCCTCCTACTATTCGAAATCTGTTCAATGACAATAAGGCTTTTAGGCATGGGTCAACAGAGCATGACAACGCCGAGAAGTTGGCTGCATCGCTTGAATATGAAGCCGATAAATTGCTGGCTGACGCGGACTTATTGTTGGATGAACACACTGTGGATGCTTGCTCGTATTCGCACTATAATGATTCGTCGGACTTAATCGTGATGGCCCCATGAAAGAGATTATTAAACTCACATGTCGTGGAATGAGCCTTACAGTTCCCAATACATGGGAAAAATTGCCACAGGAACTTTTTGTGCGACTTGTTTCGCACCTTGCACAAATGCAGGCAGGGAAGTTGTCGCCAGGAGAAGTTGGAGTGCGCTACGTTTGTGACGCCATTGGATGTGACTGGCGTAGGCTGCGCAACGAGAATGCCATTGCAAACTTGGTATGCATCGCTGAACGATTGACATTCATCTTTCGAATACAATACCCCGACAATGATGCTATATTGGCTCATCTACCTGCCAATGAGCGGAGGATGTGCCAATATACGGATCCTTTCCGGCTTTCGCTGCCCATCGCACGTAAGCTGCGTACCATGGATTATCAATATGTTCTCAACCTTTGTTTCTGTGCGCAATTGATACCCATAGTGCGGGTGGATAAGTTGGAATATGCTGGCTACACAGTGAACACGGCCTACGATAGCTTGACTTGCTCATTGACCGCCCTGCAATATATCGAGGCACGCTCCTTGTTAAAAAGTAAGACCAATGCGTTACCACTCTTGGCAGCCATTCTCTATTTTCCTGGCACATATAATTCGGAGAAGGCGCATGCACTGGCTACGGCCTTCTCCCAATTGCCACATGAACTGTTGGCAGCCATTTCGTTGAATTTTCAGGCCTTTAACACCTATCTCTTCACTAAAACCGAGTTTGCACTGTTGACCAAGTTTGTCGAAAAGCCTGCGCATTCCATCACCACAGATGCAGCTGATGCGTTATACGATTTGTCGGCCGATGGACTTGGTGACGCTACGGCCGTGGAGCAGCTTAACGTGCTTACCTACCTCCGTATTTTACGCAAAAAAACGATTGAGTCGGTGCGCACGCTACATGGCATGGACTACGATGTAGCTAAGATTAGTACAGAAACAGGACTGCCAATTGATGTAATAAATGAAATAATATGATTGCCGACCTCTTCCTTTATTTTGCAAAATTCCCGAACAAACGGGGGATACGCTCAATGGCCACACTGGGCAAGAGCGAGTTTGTTGAATACGCCCAAATGCTGGATGCACTTGAACAGCTTCCTGACGAAGCGCGCATCCCTGAAATTGACCACTACGTGTATGGGCAGACTTTTGACGAATTGAAATCGCTGGTTGAACGACTGACGGGTAGCTTTCTCTTCGTCGATTATGGTGAGTTCGATTTTGGTGATGATGGGCGACGGTCATACCATTGCACCCAGCGATTGGCGGTTACCGTAGCGGTGAAATATTTAGACCACGCTGACCCTATGGAGCATGTAATCATATCCGACCGGACTCTAAAGCTGCTCACTGCCGTCCATGCATGGATGATGGCCGATGCCGAGCGCGGGGAACTCACCTGGCTTTCCCGCGACTCACTTGCCCATGCCGAGATCATACCGTTCGTTGCTTCGGAACTAAAGGCATCAGGATGGACACTAATGCTCAACGCCACAGCACCCGACACGCTCGGAACACACGCCCTTAAGCGGTCCTTTGATGTACGTGTATAACTGCGTAACTTTGCTATATCAAAACACCCGAGATAACATGAAAAGACTACCAATGATATCAATCGTATCACTGCCACTATCCATCGTGGCAGATTTCTCCCGATACCTGTACCAGGACTGGGAGTTCGCTAAATGGATTGCCGTGGCCGTGGTCGTGGACACTGTGCTGGGCATTGTGAAGCACCTGATGCACAAGGATGCGTCGAGTAGCTCGTTCTTCTCGAAGTTCGGAAAAAAAATAGGCATCTACATCGTGCTACTTATCCTCTCGAATGCCTTATCCAACTACACCGTGCAGGGCAGCGTAGTAGGCGCGACACAGTGGATCGGTACTTACCTGTGCGTGTTCATGATGGTGCGCGAGGCCTTCTCGTGCGTGGAGAATATCCAAGCCATCTATCCGATATTGCCCCCCTCGTTCGTTAAGAGACTCAAAGACTTCAACGACCGTGGCGAATACACCTCCGAACCTCAATAAACTCCGACAATCATGGCTACACAACAACAGGTTGATTTTGCACGCGAGATTTACCAAGCGGCTAAAAAGGCTACCGATATCGCACCCGAATTCGTTACGGCGCAAGCCATCCTTGAAAGCGGATGGGGTAAGAGTCGCGTGGGGCGATTTAACCTTTTCGGAATAACGAAAGGCTCGAATTGGAAAGGCAAAACTGTCCTGGTGCTTACGCATGAGTATTTTAACACGCCCAATAAACAATTCATTGCGCCTGAACGGGTTGTTTCCGTGGCCAAATGTAAGACAGGTAACCGCTGGTATTACACCGTCTATCGGCTTTTCAAGGACTTTGAATCACTGGAAGAATGTCTACAAGAACACACGCGGCTATTGCAGAAACCAGGTTATGCCGATGCATGGGCTTATCGACATAATGCCATCGAGTTCACGAAGCGTATTTGTGACGGTCTAGGGAGCAAGTACGCCACCGCCCCGAGTTATCTTGCCCAGATGGTAGGTCTGATTAAAATGGTAGGTCGGATATGTCGATAACGAACAAGCTTACGACAATATTAGTGGCAGGACATGTGCTGGCCTTAGCTTCAGCGCTGACTTGGACATACCAGCTGAAGCGCGAGAATGGTCGACTGAAACAGAACCAGGCCTTACTGCTCAAGGGCGAACAAGCTCGAATGGAACATAAGCGAACTAAGGATGGGCGGAATGCTATGGCCATCGAGGCATTGACGCTTCGTGTAAGTGAATTGTCCAGGTCGGGCGACTCACTGTTGAATGTGACACACACGTTGGGTATACGAAATCGTAGGTTGGAAGAGATGGCACGTGCAGCTTATCGTACGCAAACGCCCATCCGTACAGTTGTTCGCGATAGTGTCGTTAGGCTAATTCCTGGGCGCACGGACACCTTGCCGTGCCTCACGTATCATGACCCTTGGCTATCTTTCTCTGGCTGCCTGCGAGCCGATAGTTTTATTGGTCAGATTCACTGTGTGGATACACTCGACATTGTAGTTCATCGCATACCACGCCGTTTCCTTTTTTTTCGCTGGGGCTGCAAGGCCGTGAAGATGGAGGCGGTTGGTAGAAATCCACATACGCATCTTACATATCTGAAATATGTGAGATTTACGAAATAGGTTAGAGATTATGTATTAATGGTTTTCATATCAGTTTTAGGTTAGTAAGCTTTTTGTTTGAAGGCCGATGCAGTGATGCATCGGCCTTTTGTGCTAATAAATATTAAAACAGAAAAGATTTTTGAATTTAATGCACATGTTTCAAAATTTATTAGTAACTTTGCAATATCAATAATGAACAACAACTTTTAGATCGGTGAGACACACCGCAAAAACTGTACAAAGAAAATGAGAACGCTAGTTATTAAACCTTTCATCACCGCCAAGAAGAAGGAAGAAGTTAGAGATCAAGTTGAATGCCACTTATGTGTTAGCGGCCGGATAGTATTCCGAAGTGTAAAGAAGATTGAGGAATACTTTAACGAGGTTGAAAAAAACACCACCCCTCTTCTAAGCGAGGTTATACAACAATTTACCGTTCGAGGTGAAATGAACGGGGACTGGGAAACCACCATCACGGTTAAAATAATCGCCTACTTTTACGATTCCGGTAGCGAAGATTACGCTTACCTCGTTAAGGTAGAAGAAGATTAACTTTTAAAGCTGCGCTATCGGCATGACGGGCATTTTACATATAAAATAAAACCTAAAACATATAACAATGAAAATTTTAAAAACGAATAAAACGGACTACAAGGTAGTTGTGAATGAAGATGGAACTTTAACCATCACGAATCTACGTAAGAATAATACTCCCATACAGAACCCCGGAGCGTTAATAGTGTCAATGGGAGGTATTGAAAGCGTTTTGAGAAACTGCAAGGATGTATCGGAAGAAGAGTATGCAGAAGAACTTGAGAAGCAGAAAATTGCTTTGGAAGTGGCTGCAAGAAATACTGCAAAAAACAGATTGGAACGGGAACGACAGATAAAGTCAGAATTTGACGCAGCTTTCTCAAACGAGATTACGGAGAGTACAATAGAGAATATAACCGTATTGCTACGTTATCTAAATAGTGTGAACTGGGGGATGTGGCGCTTGCCGAAGATGACAATTGGCTACACATGTAATCAATACGATTGCAATGGGAAAAAAGCAACAACCATCATTCTCAACACGCCCATAAATTACGATGGGGAAATGCTCACAAAATTTGTCGTCGGTGGTGGACCGAGACATTTAACCGACTATACTCAACTTAGATAGTCAGATTAAAGAACAAAGCGCGAGTGTGATAACGCACTCGCGCTTAAGAAAGACAAGATGAATAGGTTTATAGTTGAAAAAAGCAGGATGCAAGCTAATAGCTGGGTCCTGACAGATAGATATAACGACGTTGTCGTCGTTTTTGAAGATGGCAGATTCAACGAAACGCAGCACGTATCGCCTTTAAACGACACAATATCTGAGAATCTAAGTGCTGGTGATATTGCTCAGATAATGAAAGAGATCGGTGAGTGGGCGTGTCGTTATCATTCGTCAAAGTGTTTTTCGCAGCCATACGGATTCAAGTATGATGAGAGTGAAAGGTTGTGCCTGTATCGTCGAAAACAGCCTAAGTGGCGATTGTATCTTGATGAAGAAACTAATGCACAAGAACTTGCAATCTCTCTTAAAAAGGCTGCGGAGTTTTTAAGAAAGGGAATGAACAATGGATAATAGGGGTGGTGTGCGTCCTAATGCAGGACGAAAAAAAATGGGAAAAGAGCGTGTGGTGGTATATGTGGGCAAAGACTGTGCCGACTACCTGCGCGCTGGCGCGATGTCCGTCGGCCAAACGCTGTCCGAGTTCACGGAAAACGTGATAAATAAGGCTCGATAGGGATTAAGCTAAATAAAGATAACTCTTTGAATATAAATCGGTTATAACTTGCTGTAGTTCTTTTATAGTGTTACCTTAGCAGTACAATAATGAACAATAAAAATACAGCAATATGAACGAGCAAATTCAAAAAATCCTCAGGGAGAACGGAACAAAGACCTCCAAAATCCAAAAGCTTCTCGCACTCGGATTAACCCGCAGGCAGGTGGCCGACCTAGTGGCCAACGGTAATTACGGTTTCGTGCAGAATGTATACAAGCGCATGATGCAAGGTGTGGCCAACATGGCAGCACAGGCTTCCACCACCATCGCACCACAGATAGACTACACTTTCAACCGCAACTTCGGGGTTGAAATTGAAGCCTACAACTGCACACGTGAACGGCTGGCGCGCGAACTCAACGCAGCAGGGATTAGGGTGCAGGTGGAGGGCTACAACCACACCGACCACGCCGACCACTGGACACCGGTGACCGAC